GTATGGTTAGATCCATCAAATGACCCCGATTCACATTATATGAATGCGACGGCATTTGAAGTCTGCGCCTAGTAGAACCTAGACTGGAAGTAAGTGGTTCATCACCACTAGGATTTTATTCCTAATTTCCTTCTAGTTTCCATTATCCGCATCTAGAAAAGGATTGCTACTGAGTTGATTCATTGGCCAGCCATTACGCTGAAACCATTGAGTCTCAAACATCCATCCTGCACCTTTGGCTAACACTTTATGAAAGTGTAACACCTTTTGTGCAAGAATGTTTTGTTTGATAAGAACTCCAGCTTTTCTATCTTTAGACATTATGTTGTCGATTTCAGGAATTACTAATGCTTCAATATGTTCTGTTAAGTCCATATTGGCAATAGAAATTCTCTCGTCTTCACTTAATCGTTTAAGAATATTTCTCAGTGATAAACTCACTGGGAAATTATGACAATCAGAATAACTAAAAGAGTCTGAAGTTAACACTTCATCACTCATAAGTAATTCTGATATGTCAATTTCTTCAACGGCTAAGAGTGAATCTAAGTCATTGTAATCTATATCATCACCCTTCGTTCCCTGATCCGGGGAAACGATTGTAGATAGATTTGAAATAATATCTGGTATTTTAACCAGCATCTTTTCAACTCTATCAACAGCGCTTTTATGGATTACCTGATATGCCATATCAAATCTCATTTCTAATAAGAATTGAAATAAGGGATGGTTTTCATTAGGTATAGATGCGTCATTTGGAAATAAGTGAATTAGAGTTCTTCTAATTGCACTTTTATCTCCATCATGAATCCATCGATAAAATCCATGCAACATTTCAACTTTCCGTGAAATATTCTCAGCTTTACGCTGGAACATTCCACAGAGAACTAAAAGTGTTGTAACAAGCTCAGGATAGGAAGTTGGTAATCTAGGATATAATCCTCTTTCGTAATATGTTCTAATAGTCTGAAACAATAATGGATATGACTTATATGTTGTCATAAACGCATTAATTTGAATTGGACTAATTTCTACATTATTACGGAACCATCTTTTTGCAAATTCATATGTATTTTGAGATACATGTGTCTTATGCGATGAGATACCTACTCCTAAAGAACTTATAACTTGTTTGTAAGTTTCTGCTAATTCAGAACCCCCTATTACTATATCATCTCCTAGTAGAATGTAATTTCTTGTTGGGAATTCCCCAATAAGATATGCACAATACTGGACTATGAAATGGTGTGAAAGGGAAAAGACTCCCCATGAACTATATGCTCCCATAGGTTGACCAACTGTATATTTTACAGTTTTGTCTTCCCATGGAACGTAAAATTCATAGGCTGTCATTATCTCTTTCCACGCATTTGCTTTAGCTTCACCAATTAATATTTTCATTAACCCTACTTGTAGGGCCATTGGAAATCTATCAGTTGCTGCAGTTAAATCAAATGAGTAATACGGTCCATCAAAATCCACTTTTGGATCTTGATTGAAAGCTCGATCTTGAGGAAATTGTTTTAATATGATAAATACCTCATCATGTATTGTTTTTAATACATTTTGGGAGTAATAATCAAATATTGCAATTATTCTTGATTTCCCGCCTGGATCCTGAACAACAGATAATTTACGAACATAGTCAATCATTTTCTGTCTTGGGTTACTTCTAAGATAAATAAAAACTTTATCTGAAAAGGTTCTCCAATGACGAACTTCTTGACTAATTGTCATAGATAGTATCGAAAGATGATCTACCAATGATTCAGGAGCTTTAATGGCATCAATTATTGCCATTATAGTTGCTAATCCATTAGGA